CTCGCGCAACCTCTTCTCCCTTGCGCGAAGGATCTTAGCGACACGGGACCGGCTCACGCCGGCCCAGCGCCCCACCTCAGCCTGACTGTGGGTACCACCGTTCACCAACGCTGCGATGTCATCCTCGCGGGCGTCGGACAGCTCCGACCGCAGCGCCTGTAGGTCGCGTTCCAGCATCGTTCTCATCCGCATACGGTCCCGAGGCTTGAGCCGAACCAGGGTCTGTTGCAGCTCGTCGAATGCAGGTAGGAACAGGTGACCGTCACTCACCATCTCGATGTTCCTTCTGTTCGATTACATCATGTGCCCGCTGATAGGCAGCCGCACGATCCTGGTGGTACCCGACCTTCACGCCGGCATCCCACACGATCCAACCAGTGCTTTTCAAGCCGGCACCGAGGTACACGGTCTGCTTCTCCACGGTGACAGCCATGTCACCCTGCACCTTCCGCAGCGAGGATCGCTTCCTTCGATGACGGCTTCCCATTCTGAAGGGTGGGCCACGGTGAGGGGTGCAGCACCCCTGCACACTGCTGGCCGATGTGGTACCGCCGTAGCTGCACGTCAGCGACCACCCGCGTGAGGTAATGCTCAGGTTCGACGCTGTTCGACACCGTGATCATCAGCCCTGTGTCAGTGGAATACAGCGCGACAGTCCACGCATCGAGGTGCACGCGGTACGGGGTCACGACGCCTCGTCATCAGGAGGGCCGTGTGCCAGGTCAGATACCGACACGAACACCCGCTCGCACTGTTCGGCCAGCGATGCCAACGTCCGACTGATCTCGAAAATAGTGTCAGTCAGCCGCTCAAGCGGGGGCGCATCTTCGGGTGCCACCACCCGCAGGGTGGGACGATCTGGATCTTTCACAGCTCTTGCCCTTTCGTAGTGTTCCCCCGCCCGCCTGAAAGGGTAGTAAAAGGCGGACGGAGGAACAGTCGGATCGTATCAGGTGACATCTACTCTACGGTAGACGCTGTCCCACTAGCAACGTCAGCGTTTGGTGCTGCGCCTCAAATCACGCACCATCGCAGGCCAGGAACGCCAATAGTCGTCCAGGGCGATCCTCTTGCGTCGGGAAGGTGGACGATACGCCATGATGTCACGAACAAGCCAACCGATGACACCGCCGAACACGACAGCCAACAATCCTGCAATGATAATCATTCTTCTTCTCCCTCAAATGTGAGATCCCAGCACACCTGGCACAAGTAGTACGGCATCGGCCTGGAGGTGTCCGCACCGATCAGGATGTCGCGCTGTTGTGGGGAGAGGTTCCTGAACACCCACGCAATGTCGCCACCGTTCTTCCACTCGGCGTAGCTGACGGCCTTCACGCTCACCGTGTCTTCCGCCGAGCAGCGGCCACACGCCGCCGTCACGCCCACCCAATCCGTTGGTGTAGTCACAGGTACGTTCCTTTCTTGATCAATGCGAGAATCCCTGCCCTTACGCGCCGCCTTTTTCGAGGCGCCATGCCCCCCCACACCCCGAACCTCTCGTTGCGCGCGATGGCATAACCAAGGCATTCACGCGTCACCTCGCACAACTCACAGACCAGGGAGGCGCTCTTCGGAGGTGGCCCAGACACCTCCACATAGAACAGATCGGTCTGCCCCTTGCACGCGGCATCGTTCATCCACACCGGCCGGTCGACCAGCACGCGCAGCAGTTCCTTGGAGTCCCGCGTTTCACGCATCAGGGATGCACTCCACAATGATGCGCGCCACCCGCCGACCAGGCCCCCAGTCGTCAGCGACAGTCTCGACAAACACGTCGTACACGCCGTCACCGTAGCCAGTGGACGAGATCACCCCGATACCCCTGGGGAGTACCGCCTCACCATGGAGGCCGGCACGAATCACGCTAAACGCAGCGTCCAGGTCGTCGCCGTCGAAGCAGTAGCACGGGTCACCGATCAGCAGCGTCCCCGAGTCGACACCGACCTCGCCAATCTTGGTCCGCATCCTCGTCATCCCAGGCGTGAGACCACCGGTAGTACCGCACGGTGCCCTCAGCGCCCCGCTCTAGGCGCGTGTGCGGGTCTGAGGTGCTGTCGAGGCGCACGCGCCGCCCCTGATACGTTCGATCAATCATGCGTAGCCCTTTCGTTAGATGGATTCACAGATACCGGCCGACCGTCGTCGGCAGCTCTTCCAGCGGGACCGCCGCGGCACAGCCCGCGCACAGATCGTCGCCGTTGTAGATGGACAGCACGGTGGGGCACGTCTGGCACACGCGGCCCGCCGGCCACGACGCCGACACGCCGCGCCGACGCCGGCCAGCATCAGTACCCGAGACGGTCGCGCTCATGCTGCTCGGCAATAGCGTCAGCCTCGGCACCGTCGCGCTCGCGCGTCAGCTCAGACCACTCGTCGAAGCTTTCAAGCGGCCACGGCTCCATGTCCAGGCACCGCCCACACGCACACTCGGCAGCGGTCAGCATGTCGCAGATCGTGCAACGGCCGGTCAGAGTCTCGGTGTACCGACGGTGCCCGCGGGTGTTGGTCACCACATGAACGCCCATCAGTGCCCCCACCCTGCCGCCGTCTGATGCACGGGCCGGCCATGCCATAGGCGGGCCGTGTTCTTGTAGCCGGCCGGTACGCCCACAGCCCAGGTCTCTTCGACCATGGTCCGACCCTGGAACCAGGACCGCACCTCGAACCAGCGGATCAGCGAGGTGGTCATGCCGAGCATCCCGTCAGCTCCCGTCACCAGCTCACCAGGCACCACGCGCTCGCTACCCTTCGAGTAGTCGACGACGCGCTGCCCAGCCGGCACGATCCGCACCGACTTACCGCTAGCGGTCAGCCCGACCACGCGCCAAAAGTCTATGTTCGTCTGGTCGTAGCCCCAGCTGGAGACCAGCACGTCCCCGACCTCGGGACCGCTCGTCCTAGTGCGTTCTACCGTTTCCGTTTCCATCGCTAATACCCTTTCCGTTGGATGTTGACATGATGATAGCACGCGCCCGTGACAGCCGTCAACATAGGGCCAACATCGGCAGCGCCCGCACGCGCAACGGCCCCGCACCCCATGGACGAGGATGCGAGGCCGCCACGCCGACTACAGGCTAGCGGGGTAGGGGGCCGCTAGCTGCCGTCGAGACCTACGGCCGGCCCCACCACCGGCGCAGTAGCCACCGCGCCGCGGTGTGCATGCCGACCACCACCAGGATCGCCGCGCCGGCGATGAACAGGGTCACGATGGCCGCGTGTAGGACGATCCAGCCTGCCCAGTCGGAGCTCCGCTAATAGCTCATCCTGCCCGCGCTGCTCGATAACGACCTCGAATCCTAACGCCTGGATCCGCTTTAGATCCGACGGTCGCAGCGTTAGACACCCCGTCATGGCGCAAAACAGGCGCCCGTTTTCGTTCGCAGGGTACGCCGCGGGCGTCCCGTAGTTGTGCTCCACACGGACCAGGACGACGCCGGCCTCGTCTACACCCCCGTAGCGGATAGTCATGCCGACACCCGCGTACCCAGGACCGCCTGCCACGCAGCCACCGCCGACGACCGCCCATGATGCACCAACCGATAGATGCACGTCGTAGTCTCCAGAGCCTCCAGGAACCCGTCAGAACCGGCACGGTCCACCTCGAGGAACCAGGACGTCGGTAGCCCGCGCGCCTCGGGACGCCGACCAACCGACCGCGTATCCCATAGCACGCTGTTCAGTCCCCATAGGTTGCCGCTCCCGCCATACCATCCGACCGACCGGTGCCACAACGACCCCGCCGCGCGCCGACCCTTACCCGTGAATGCCGGCGCCGATGCCAACGGACGAAACGGGGCACGCGTAGACAACGCCTCCCCGAGCGCGTCCGCCACCGCGCCAGGAAGGAACGCCGGCGCGGCCAGCTCCCGCGACTCGGGATCATCCGACGCGGCCAGCGCGTCGACCGCGTTCGCATAGCCTCGGACGAGTGCGCCGATATGGTCGGCGCGCCTCCCGTTAGTGGTACTCATGACTACCTACCCTTCCCGAGCGCCTCGCGCTCGCTCTTCCTACGGTCGGCGAGCTCTTGCCCGTACCGAGCGCCCGTGACATACACGCGGCGCCCCTGGTCATCCTGCATCACTACCTACCCTTCCGACGCGCTAGGCGCCGTATCTACACGCCGGCGAGGATCGCCGGCGAGACCATTAGAGACCAGGCGCCACGCGCCCACCACAACGCCGGCGACCGCCGGCCCCATAATGCACCCCGCGACGACCGCGACGACCGCCCTAGCGCCCATGGGGACCGCCGCGAGACCATCCGACAGCGTATTCCCAATAGCGCCGGCGCATATCGCGGACAGCGCCGGCGAGCGCCACCGCGCCGGCATCCATACCCTGTCGAGGCTAACGCCGGCGACCATTGCCAGAACTAGAACGCCGTTGTCGACTACCCCGAACCACACGAGTCCAGCGTCCATTAGGCCACCATCCGAACGAACCCACCGCCGTCGTCACCGCGAGCTAGACCCTTTGCCCGTAGGCCAACTATCCCCGCGGCATCCTTCCAGCGTGAATCGCTAACGTCCCCATCCGATACCGTGAGACCGTCCCACGTCGCCGGCAACGGTGCACCGCGCCTAGTCGAAAACACGACCGCTACGGTGCCATAGTGCCCCGCCGCGGCGACTAGATCGGTCGTTCGTTCGCTCGCCGAGAACGTTAGATGGTAGTTCGCCGGCAAGTCCGCGGCCCGTGTCGGATTCTTCGAATAGTCGTAATACTGGCAAGCTCGGAGACTCGGATCAGTGAACAATGCCGGCGCGAACGATTCCCACGGCAAGTCGGACAGCACGTTAAGCCTGACCGGTACGCGCCCGAACCGGCGACCGAGCGTGTCCAGCGGTCGCCGCGCCAACACGCCGCGCAGCTCATCCGCTAGCGCCCTAATAAATAGTGCAGGCTCGGCACCTAGTAGCCGCGTTTTCCATATGCGCCCACGTTGGACCGAATCGAGCGATCCTTTTCCCGCGCTCCATAGGCACACGCCGCGGCAACCCGCGGTGGAATACCGGCACACGTTCCAGGCGCCCGACAAGCTCGCCGCGGCGAGACTTAGCCCATAGGTGCCCGACTTGCCGAGCTTAGGATTAGCGCTCGGCGGGGTCAGAAGTACCGTGTGAAGCGGGCAGAATCCGACCGCTACCCTCGCCGCGATCATTGCCGCTCGGAATACGTCACGCTCCGCGATCGATAGCGGAGCTGTAGAGAATCCGCCGGCCGGCGCCATCGCCACTAGGTGACGTTCCAACGACTTACCCATTACAGCACCGCCCGAGGAACGTAGACCGCTAGACGTGTCCGCGCCGTAGAACTAGCAACCGCGACACACACGCAATACGGCGCCCATCCGACACGCTCGCCGGTATCGGCCCGATAGAAGTAGTCACGCTCGGGATAAGTCTTAGGGTCGTAGGTAATCTGCACCCAATCCCTAGCGCCCGCGTAATCATCGCGGGTAGTAGGCGTGATGCTGTCAAGCTCGCCGACAACATGAGCGCAAACTTCCCGAGTGCCGGTAGCTCGCCGATGACCCGCCGGCCGTACTCGGAAGGTGACGTCGCCGACCACCGCGATTACGTCTAGGTGATGCGTGACACGCTCGCCGGTACGGCGCACTCGTGCCGTCATGACACGCTTATTAAGGTTGCCGTGTATTTCTATCGGCGTTGTCATGATGTCGCCCCACACGACGCTAGGAAACGGTCCACGTCGAATGTTGGGTTTCCCGCGAAGAATTCCGCGGCCAATAGTTCCAGAATCCAACGGTCGACGATCCGACCGCGCAACGCATCCTGCAAACGAAGCACGACCATGTCCGACACACGGACATGGTCCCATGATGTACAGCCGTCGCGTGTATCCATCGTGCAATGGCTACACGGTACGAACCGAGCGCCGTTCTCACGGACTAGCGGCTTACCCCATATCTTCATCATCCCTACCCTTTCGGCCGACGACTCTCGCCGACTTGCCACCCATTATGACTACGCGATGACAGCATGTCAACAATAGATGCCACGGACCGCCCACACGACCACACGATGACAGCTCCCGAGACCTACACCTAGCGGATGGGTTACGCGTCGCCGGTGGACGTTCGGCGCCCACCGCGGCGCCGGCAATGCGTTATGCAGGAATAGGACCGACATCGCCGACGGTAGGGGAGGGGTTTTTCCCTGCATTGGCGGGCCTGGACGCGGTTTTCGGATCCGTCTAGCTCTCAGCTCCCAAGCCTGCATAAAGCACGATTATGCACGTTCGGTGGGGGAGGGGAGGGTCGGATCCCCGCCATTCAGCGGAATCCTTGTGCTGATAATGTCCGTTATCACGACAACCGAGCAGGATCAGCAGCTGCCAGCCTCAAGCCTCGCAGGCGCAGGCGCCAGCGCACCAGGCGCACAAGCGAGCGCCCGTCCGCCCGACCACCCCCCGAGGGGGGGCGGGGGGTTCGCGTACCTATAGAGCGCCCGTCCGCCCGACCACCCCCCGAGGGGGGGCGGGGGGTTCGCGTACCTATATGTATAGATAACTAGAGACAGTGCGTATTCAAATCAGGATTCGTTGACTGTGGGTCAACTTTCCTGTACATGCTTGCCACCTGTGGGCAGTTTGCATCTGATTATCTGATATCTGATGACACCCCGCCGTTGTTGGGGTGTCTATCTGATATCTGATGCCCCCCCAATGAAGAGATTGCGCTGTCCCACATGGGACGGGGTGGGTTTGTAGTGGAGGTGTTGACATGCCGCAGAATGGTGGTGGTCGTGGCTGGACGGTGGGTGCGTCTGGTGAGCGTGAGATGCCTGAGCTTTGGGGGGAGTTGTTGGAGTGGTTGCTCCTGGGGCCTGAGCGGAGTCCGCGTACTCAGAAGGAGTGGTCGGAGGGTCGCGATATTCATGTTGATTCGTTGCGGCGCATTAAGCGTGATCCGAGGTTTGTGAGGGAGTGGGATCGTCGTTGTGCGGAGTTGAATATTCATCCTGAGCGGACGCAGTCGGTGATTGATGCGTTGTTTAGGCAGGCTGCGGATGGGGATGTGAAGGCGGCGTCGTTGTATTTGCAGTACATCGACAAGTTCACGCCGAAGCGGCGTGTGGTTGTTGATGATGAGCGTGCTGCTTCTGGTTTGTCGGATTTGGAGCTGGCTGACGAGTTGGAGGCTTTGGTCGCGGAGTTTCGTGATGTCGATGTGGATGTCGATGTTGAGGTGGTGCGGCGTGAGGTTTGATCGGGCGGAGCGGATGCGTTTGTTGCGGGTCGAGCGGTCTGCGGAGCGTGCTAAGGTGCGTCGTGAGGTGTATGCGATGCACGCGAAAGGAGGCCCTTGTTGGGTGGGAAGGTGTTGCCAGGAGATGAGAATCAGGACTGGCGAGAGGAAGCTTTCGGAGAGCATCCTCTTTTAGGCCCGTGGGGGGATCCGTTTCATGGCCCTGAGGCTGACGAGCCGTTGGAGTGCGGTTTGGAGACTCCTGAGTCGTGTGAGTCGTGCGGGTGAGGGTGTGGGTGGTGTGCGGGGCTGTGACGGTCCTGTTCGCGTGTGTTGCCTTCATGGTTTGGGGTTTGGGTCGGACGTTACAGTCGTTGTTCGAGTAGATGTCTGACGTGTGCTGGCAGTACAAGAAGGGTTCGCCACGTCGCGGTGAGCATGCTTGGAGGGAGTGGGAGTCTTATACGACTCCTTCGAGGTGGCAGTGGGAAGAGTGCCGGCATTGCGGCCAGATGCGTAATGTCTCGCCTCGGTGAGCTTCGCCAGGAGGCGGAGTGGCGTAGGTGTGTTCGTAGCGAAAAGTATTTCTTGGAGCATTACTGGTATATAGCTCATCCTGCTGAGGGGCGCATTCTGTTCAAGTTGCGGAAGGCCCAGGCGGAGGCTTTGGAGCATTGGGGGGAGCATCGTTATTCGTTGTCGTTGAAGGCCCGTCAGATTGGTTGGACGACTCTGGTTGCTGCTCACCAGTTTTGGTTGGCGTTCTTTACACCTGATCAGAACATTATTGATTTGTCTCGTACTGAGCGTGAGTCGGTGTTGTTGTTGCGTAAGTCGAAGTACGGGTTTTCCCACATGCCGAGGTGGATGGTGGATCGGGGGCCGAAGTCGCTGATTGAGCATCAGCAGAAGATGGGGTTTGCGAATGGGAGCCAGATTGCTTCGATGCCTTCGGCTTCTGATCCTGCCAGGGGCGAGTCGGCTACGTTGGTTGTGGTTGACGAGTGGGCGTTCCTCCCGAACGCTGAGGAAGCGTGGGCTTCTATAGAGCCGGTTGCCGATGTGGGTGGTCGCATTATCGGCTTGTCGACTGCGAATGGGTCTGGCAACTTTTTTCATGAACTGTGGGTGGGTGCTACGACGGGCAACAACAAGTTTGAATCGATGTTTTTTCCCTGGTCGGCCACCGAGGATCGGGGGCCGGCCTGGTATGCGGAGAAGAAGCAGTCGATGTTGCCGTGGCAGCTCGCCCAGGAGTATCCGACGACGCCTGAGGAGGCGTTTGTCAAGTCGGGTAATCCTGTGTTCGACCTGGATTTGTTGGAGGAGATGCAACGGCAGGTCAGGTTTGGCGAGTCGGGGTATTTGCACAGGGTGTCGGCTAGGGCTGTGGAGTTCCGACGGTGAGCCTGGAGGTGTGGGCGCATCCGAATCCGCAGCACGGCTATGTGATGGGGGTGGACACGGCCGAGGGCCTGGGGCATGGCGATTATTCGTGCGCCCATGTTTTGGATTTGAACACGGGGGAGCTGGTTGCTGCGTGGCATGGGCATATTCCGCCTGATGCGTTGGCTGACGAGGTTTTGTCTCTGGGGCTTTGG